TGCATAAGTCTCTGGCTACGCACTTCGTTTGCCATCAGGCTTTCTGTTCCACGAGCTTTAACTTCTAAGTCTCCCTTCAACATTTTATTGTCAAAGTTAAACTGCATGTTAAATCTAAACAGTCCTTCGCCTAATGGTCTAAGTAAATAATCGTCTACATTCTTTATAACATTCTTGATGCCACCACTCGCTGCGTTCATCAGCATAGATATACCTGATGCTGTACGTCCCACACCCATGACACCAGTTTGTCCGTGAGCAAAGCTTGGCAGTCCTGTACTTTCGTCTGCAAGCACTCTGGCTTTGTCAAACAGTTGCATGTTCTCGTTGGCTACGTTTGGAAACTTTGTACCAAAGATAGCTTGTCCGGGTGCGCCCCCTTGTCTTCTAAATATTTTTCCGGGATATACACTTAGGTCTTGTCCGGGAACTAGATTGGTTTCATCTATCTCTATAAGTAGATTACCTGACATAACAGCATTGTCAACAGCCATTCGCATAAAACCATTCATCAACGTCTGTGTATCGTCCATGTTTTCTGCAATACCTACACCAAAAAAACTATATGGGTTAAGTT